ATGCCTCGTATTGAAATTCTCTTTGATAAAGAATCTAGCAACAAACCCTCAGAAAAAGTACGCGATGCCCTTCGTGAGAGAATCATTCAAAAAGTCGGAAACAAATATGGTTCTTTAAACGTCAGAGTGGCCTTAAGTTCATCAACATCACTAATAGTAAGCGGTACCAAAAATGATGATGATGCTAAAGAAATAAACCAAATCATTGAAGAAATTTGGCTCGATGATTCATGGGTTCCTGCATAAAAACACGGTTAAATAGGTGATACCATGATTAAGCTTGAAATCAATAATGCGGAATATATTGCTCAGTTAGAAGAGGCTCGTTTATCTGTAGACAACCCTTATGGTTATCTGTTTATGGATATTGTTTTTTCTGATCCAAAGTTTGATGAGAATACGTTTGAAATGAAGGATGTTAAACGAGAACCGATGAGAACATATATGACAGAGGATGTGGCGAGGGATTTATTTGAGAAGTTGGAAAAATATTTCAATCATAAAAATATGGTACTAACGTCAAAAAATACAAAAAAACTTATGTAGTTTGAGTAATTTAAAACCATCTTCCTCGCTTGTTACTTATGAGTTTGTTAGTATCTATTTCTATTAAATTTTCTTTAGTATTTAGATAAAAAGAGAGATTATAATGGACTTAAAACAATGCGATAAAAAGCAATTAAAAGAAGAATTTGATCGACTTACAGCATTAACCAGCTATAAATCAACAATGGGTGTTTTTGATATTTTTACTAGACTACCTGAATTATTAAATAATGATGAAACTGTTTTATGTGTTAATAGCGGACTCGTAAAATCTAATGTTTGGTTGATCATTCCTACAAATAAACGAGTTATTTTTCTACATAAAAAGAGTGGTCTCTTTCATAAAAAAATTGATTCATCTTCAGTAAATTATGATGCTATTACTTCAATTGACTCATCTTCTGGATTAGCTGGAGGTAAAATAAAAATAAATACTCCTGGTACTATTTATGAAGTTGGCACTCTACAAAAAAATTCAGTACAACCACTAGTTGATATTATCCTGTCTACAAAAAATAACTCATTACAACAACCTTCTAATAATAGTGGCAGTGATGATCTGTTATCTAAATTAGAAAAATTAGGTAAATTAAAAGAAAGTGGTGTACTGACAGAAGAAGAGTTCCAAGAACAAAAAAGTAAATTACTTAATTTTTAATATATAAATATCTCCTTTATATAGGAGATATTTATTACAGTAGTTCAACATGCTTTAGGCTACCCAGATCATTGCCATTTAGTTTTATATTTTACCAATATTTTAGGTATTTTGGATGCACATAGCTGATTAAGAAACTCGATACCATGCCATTAGCATTATGTATGAGTTAGTTATGTTAATAGCACTACCAGATCCCGTTGAACTGGTATTTCCACTAATAGTGTGATTATGTACCCCACTTGAAGATGTAGCACCAGTCCAAGACTTGGATGCATCAAAATTAAGTCCATATGGATGAATATCTGTCCATCCTGATGATGGTCCCCAAAAATAATCTTGCCCCCCTTTGCTAACTGCTCCTGTAGATTTTATATCTGAGTTTTCTGCTCCACTATTCCATGTTGCAGTAATGTTCATTGAGCCTCTGGTATGAGTGTGTGCGCCCGTGCTATTTGTTGTACCACTAAATGAGTGGTTGTGTGCAGGTAATTGTGCACTCGTTAATTTAATATTATCACTTCCACCACTACTTAAGATGTTATTCCCATTTTGACTGGCTAATCTTACCGTTTTATTTTCACCAACATAGTTCCATTTTGTACCAGGGAATAATGTGTTTGGATTTTTGTTTTGGGCAAACCACGCGACAATACCGACTGGATATATTGTATTAATAACACCACTTTTATTTTGATACCTTGAATCGCTTTCCGCTTTTGTGTAGCTACTTCCAGCTGTTGCATAACTTCCTTTAGCTTGATATCGGCCATCCGACTCAGTCTTCGTATATGATGCACCTACTAACGCATAATTACCTTTAGGCTGATAATTTCCCTTAGGTTGAAAAGCATCCGTAGAAGCTTTCTGGCTCATCACATGAACCGTTGACGTTCCCGTACTTTGAGCTACATTACCTTTATCAAATTTATTATTCAGTCCACTATTGAGCGCTGAGTTAGTCGCATAATCACCTAATGGCTGGTAACTCCCTTTCGCTTGATATCTGCCGTCACTTTCCGTTTTAGTGTAACTATCCCCTTTGTTTGCGTAGTTCCCTGCTGGGGCATAATTACCCTTTGGCTGATATTTGGTGTCGGTTTCTGCCTTTGAGTAGCTATAACCGGATGGTGTGTAATTACCTAACGGTTGAAAGCGTTTATCGGATTCCCCTTTTGAATATGCGCCCACATCACTTGCTGTGGCATCCGCTTTTAACTCTGCCCATGCATTACCGGCAACCGGCTCAATATTGTTATTCTCAACTTTAGACTGCCAGACTTTATTTTTATGGTACACAATAGCGCGTATCGCATACGGCTGACCGGCTTCAGCCCATTTGGGAAAACCAAAAGATTGAATTTCGCCAATCGCTTCCGTGATATCGTGAAATATCCCGTTCATTTTTTCACGTTCAATATCTTTCGCAGCAGGATCTGTGACTTGGTCACGCTCATAGTCGTAACCATAACCTTGTGTATAAGACACTGAGCCGTCTGATTGGATTTCTACGGGTATAGAAGCCTTATCCCCTTGTGTTGCAAAGGGGGTTTTAAAAATAGTTGTCATAGGAATTATGCTCCGAAGTTACTGCCTAAGAAGTTTTTACGATGCTGACCAACACCAAAGGCTTTTTTGGTCACAATGCGATATTTGACGCCAACACCCGAAGGGCGTGGCATTAAGTCAAAGTTTTCGAGAAGAACCCGTAGACGTTCGTCAGGGTTAAAGTTAAAGACGTAATACATATAAGTCATGTCTAGCGGATCAAGGACAAAAACTTTGCTATCATCACGCCAAAAGAAACGTTTTAAAAATTCATTAATATTGGTGACCGTAGGACTTTGTGTCAGATTAAAATAGCGCATTCGTACTAACATGCGTTTTTGATCAACAGTCAGTGACAAGGTGTAATCCGCATTACGTCGGAAGTTAGATTTAAAATTGGCTTTCTTTTTGCCAAAACCAAACCCAATTTTATTTTTATCGCTCGGTGGAATATCAATACCTAAGGGTACATCCAGAATGCGAGACCAAATCGACAACCCAAAGTCATTCGCCGTATCGATATTAAACACATCTCGGTACCAGTTTTGCCAAAATGACACCATCGACTTTTCAAAATGAGAGGCTTTAAAACTGGCTAATTTCTTTAAATTCTCTGCATCTTCATACTGCCAGAGGATCGCTTTTAATAGGTCTGAATGAAACTCAAATTGTTGAACGTTCATACAATCACCACTTGCACAGCACCCCGTTGCAAGCGTGCGATTTGATTAATGGCAATCGGAATTAATGCAACATTCCACACTTTCCCATCCAGTGACAATTCAACCTTAGTCACGAACAGACGAGGTTCAACAGTATTCACTGCAGACGCTATCTCAAAAGGCGATACTTCACGCCCAACAATCAAACCGTTATCGCCGTCCAACTCTCCACGCGTCCATTGTTCTATAGCACTGGGGATAATAGTTTGCGCATCAACGGCTGATTTTTTAACTGTCACTCGACAAAAAACGGTGATCTCTTTAGGGCGTGAAAATTTCACTTTATATTCTTGTCCACTCACTGGCTCTACAACACCGATTTCAATCTCGCCATTAAACGCCGAACCAATGGTTTTGGTTCTCAGCAATGATTTAGCAATTTCGTTACTATCGCCCCCTTCAACACAAACGTAAATGCTGTGAGGCAATAGAGAAATTCCATCAATAGTGAGCACCGCATCGGTGTAGTTCTCTCGAAAAGACAGTGAATTAACGCCCTCTAATTCATACAGTGAAGAGGTGATCGCTTCTGCAACACTGACGGTATTTTTAGCCAAAGTTTGCTTACGTCGTCGCCTTGCTTTGATATCAGATTCAGCATAACGGCCAACAACCGCATGAGTGGGATTATTGACTTTCTCCCAACCTAATACTGAGCTAGCCACAGAATTAAGTTGGCCGGCCCCGCATTCAACAGGACCATATTCAACCGCCCTCATATCCCCTGTTGCTTTGCCGGTATTATCAATAATCAAGGGTGAAACTGTTTCGAACATGGCCCCGGCAACACTAGACGCTAATGAGCCTTTAGGAATAATGGTGCCAGGTACGCCACTAAATTCAACGCTGGAAAGATAAGAGTGAGTGGCATTAATGCGTTGGCCACCCATTAGCGCCCATATTGCATCAAGAAAAACACCACCAGCAATATCGGGATTGATTTGATTTGCTAACTCGGCATTATTTCTCACCATTGCATCACGGTTTTCAACTTCCATCGTCGCTAATGCCCCTTGTGGTGTTTCAGGGGCAAGGTTAATCGATTGACCAAACACCGCACGAAACTCGCTTTCGACTTCATCACGTATTGTGGCCGTGTCGGGAAGAATCACGCCTTTATTATTGATATAACGATAATCAGCCATTCAGTGTAAACCCTCCGTATATCGTGCGAATTGTCGCCTGATACTTCAATTCGCCGTTTTCCATGGTGGCGCTAAAATGCGTCACTTCAACCACCTCTTCAATTTCGCTCATACGTTGTCTAAATGCCGTTTCAAACATCGGGATATCAGCTTGGCGACCAAAGGTTGTTGGCCAGAACGGAATACCTTTATCTTTTTTATGTAACATTTCACCACGCACAGCCTTGGCAAAATGCTGACAAAGGTTTTTAACCGCATCGTCTTTTTCGCTGAATTGGAGGTTCCCATCAGGGCCGATAAAGAGATCATTATTTTTATCGATTGAAAATGTTCTCATAGAGGCGCTCCTGTATTTCCATGACCGGTTTCAACACCACTGTGTTGATGCGTAGAACCGATATCTTTTCCGTTATGTCGCATGGTTCCCCCTTGTGAATCACTATTACCATTTACAGCGTAATTGCCATTTACCGTGACATTGCCAGTAAATATGGTTTCAGGGGCTTTGACTTCATACTTAGGGGTTTCCAACACAACTTTATCGTTATGCAGAGAGAAACAGACTGAGCCATCCATTGATTGGATCACCAAAGCATCAATGTTTTTTCCATCAATGACCCAACCTTTGATGGTGTCAGGAAAAAACATCGCATCACTAAATGAATGGAGGCGTGCTGTATTAGGTTGATCTTCCAATCCTCCACGCTGGAATATCAGGCTAATGTCTCTGTCATTGGCTTTTATCCAACCGAAATCACCCGGCTTAATGGGTGCGCGAATAAAGAAACCGCCTCCCCCAAATCTAAAAACGGGAATGTTGGCCAATGGCGCACGTCCGACTGTTCCCCCTTCCGTTGTTACCATCATCACCAGTGGTTTGATAACAGCACGATTGGTTTTATCGTCATAACTCACTACCGTTGCAGGGAGCATATCTTCAGTATTCATCATCAAGTTACGAAATGCAGACGATAGCGCACCTGCCAGCGAACCATCACTGGCAATATCAGTATTGGGTTTATTCATGATTATGCTCGTTTACAGGTAGCCTGATAAAAGAAAGGATCATCATGTGAAGCAACATCGAATTTCAGTTGTTCAATGATGTAGTCACCATTAAGTGCGGAATTGAATTTACTCTCAAGTCGTAGCATTCCCCCTAGTTCTGAAGCGCCATCAATTAAGTAGGTAACAGACAACCCTTTTTCGGTGGCTTTCGGTATACCCACCATGCCTGATTTCATGCTAAGAATGCGCAGACGACCTTTTAAGGCTTGGTTATCATCTTTGACAAACAACGTATCATCATCAATAAAGGCTTTAACGTTTCCTGCTTCCTGCAGTCGTTGTACTTGTTGTAACGCTGAACCGCAAAAATACCAATTGGCAATATTCTTATCAGTGGCTTGAAAGTCCAATCTAACCTTGCAATCCTTCGCCACCGATGATGCGATCTCGCTCATTTTCTGCATGGCACCACCACTGGAAGAAACAATATCACCTGAACTGGCATTATTAGTTTTGGCTTTAATGGTTAACGTAACATCAGGAGGCGAGGCAATTTCTGCACTGACAATATCACCGGTAAAGATACGAAATAATCCGGTATTGACTCGTCCTACTTCAAGGTAAAGACGGCGAGTTTGTTTGCTTTTATGATAAGGGCTGGTTTCAGTGAGCAGATAATCTCGAGTGTGGGCGTTTAATCCATCAATGCTAACTGTGCATTCATTTTGTAAGGGGTTTGCATACTTGGTACCGTTGGCTTTAATACGCAATCCTTCATACCATTGCAATCGTTCTGCAACTTCAATCCCCACCCGTATTCGTCGTAAGTCCATCATCACTCCAAATAATTAATGATTGGGTTCTATCAAATGATTCATACCAGGGCAGATCATCATTTTCTGTTATAAACGCTAAATTTGTACCATCAGTCAGATAGCGATAAGGAATGATAGGTGTGTTTGCCACCGCACGCATGCCTACGGCGATAACCTCACTTTCTCGTTCAATATCGAGATACATCGCATGGCGACCGGCTTTTATTGTCAACGTCCAATTAACACCTTTCAAATTGACGGATAAGCGTTGGTTTGGAATAGCTTTTAAGGGTATGACTTTCATTAGAAGCTCCAATCCCCATCTGCGATACGTGTTGCAACCGAACCTTTTTTCTTAGTCTCAGTATCGGCGTCTTTTGTTTGCACATTTCCCCGATTTACCGTTGATGATTGCGTTGGCTTTTGAGTGGCTCGAGGCGGTAAATCTCCGTATTCAGGCTCAACGGTGCGCCACTCAACAAACCGTAGCGACAGTTTTATCGCATCTATCATGTCGGGTATTTCATCATGATTAAAACCCGTTAATAACATTGGTTGATAGGTTTTTACTCGGGTTTGAATACCAACAAGTTTGTGTTCATCAAAAGCTTGTTGAATCGATGAGAAGATGTTTTTCATCTCTCCCGTTAACACCAAATCCATACCAATTTCAACGGGGTTAATGATCACATGATCACTGCGAGTTTCACCACTTTCAACTTGAAATTGTGTTGCCTTATGCTCATCTCTTACATTGATTTGAATCGGACTCACGCTATCAAACAGTGTAGAAAACGACGCTAAATCAAAAATTTTTACCTCTGTGATCATTTTGCTACCCCCGTTGAGTTTTGCTGATTGAAATCGGCGAGTTGATCTTGCAATGCATCCTTTACGCCCGATGCCATCCCCTGCGCATCTGTGGCTTGAGTTTCAACCTTAATTTCTCCAATACTTACGTTACTTTCATTCTTCACATTGGATTGATTACTGATGGCTTGGCTGGTAATAGGATTCATTGCATTATTGGCAATCGCATCTAACTGTGCATTGGCTTGAGCAATAGAGTGTCTAACCGGTGGTTGGTTTTCCGTTTGGCTTTCTTCTTGAGGCATAGCATATTCAATCTCACCATTATCATTGACGTTACGCTCTACGTTTTGATTGACAGTGATTTCTTCATCGTCACCGAACCCGAAAAACTCTTTGGCGGATTTCCAACCATTTTTAACCGCATTAAGTCCTGTATTTACCCAACCAATAATTTTTTCGACTTGCTCCCACATCCATTCAAACGCGCTCACAACGGCATCACTGACTGTATTAAATACGCCTGTAAAGGATTTACCCCAACCCGCAATCACTGAAATACAACTCAGCAAATACTTAACATAAGCTTTTAAGCCTGATGCCATTAGATCCCAACCGGCGACAACAATATCTGCCACAACACCAACGATAGCTTTTAGATATTCAAAGAGCTTTTTGAATGTTTCCCATAGTGCAAGAATAACGACTTTTAGCTGTGGATATTTGTCGAGAATACGCCCAATCATTGAATCATTGCCGTCGATAAAGTTCATGATATCGTCATAAACAATCGCAAATGCCATAGCTAAAAGCGCAATAATGGCAATAATAGCGATAATCGGCCATGTTGCTGCAAGTGTTGCTGATGCAGCAGCTAACATAGGGGGAACGTAATAAAGTGCTACGGCCAAACCAACGGCTGAGAAAAAACCTATTAATAAATTTTTATTTTCTTTGCAGAAAGAAATAAATTTAGTTAGCCAATCCAGTCCTTTTGCAAGTGCAGGAATGACCATTTCTAAAAAGCTATTTTTAAGCATTCCTGATGACTGCTTAAATTTACCCATAGCACTATTAAATTTAATAGAGCTTTCAATACTCTCCTTGCTAATGCCTGAATACTCTTTTTGAATACCCATTGTGCGCTCTAATTCTTTACGCCCTTTCATCATTAATTCAATGGTTTTTTCGTCCGATACCCCAATGCCTTCCAGTGTTTTCTTTGCTTTATCAAAGCTCATGCCTTGAACTTTATCCGCGGTTTGAAGTACCTTTTCCATTGAGTCTTTCGTATTACCGAACGATTTCGCCATTGCGGATAAATCGGCTTGTGCAAACTCTCTAGAACCACCTAACTCAGCGATCGCACCAGAAAACGCATCAACGTCTGCAGTCGCAACGCCGATTTGTTTACCCAGCTTGTCCAGCGTTTCAATTTCTTGAGAACGAGAAACAGATTCGGCAAAAATAGTGCCAATACTCATCACAATACCGACAGCGCCAAGTGCTTTTGTCGCAAATCCTGCAACAGAACTTCCGGCTTCTTGATATTTAGAGCCGGTTTCTGAAAGTTCTTTTTGTAGATGCTCTTGGGCTTTAGCTTCATCAATCGCTGTCTTTATACCTTTTGTCCGCATCGTTTCAATAAATTGCGTATAATCGGCATTTAATGCGGTAACAATGGCATCAATGACCTCTTTACCTTCACGGTTCTTTTTCTCTGCATCAGTGAGCGACACCAATTCATTATTGAGAAGGGATAACTCATCTTGCATCTGTTGATATTGGGCATTGAGCATTTCAGATGAAACACTGCTTTCATTTACGCCTTGTGACAGTTCGTTACGTTGGATATCAAGCAAGTTCATTGATGATTTTAGTTCATCAATTTTAGCAGTGACTGAGGCTATTTTTTCTTGTGTACCATCTGCCTCAACCTCGATATTTATCGGCTCCCCTGCTGATAACTGTTCAATACTGGCAATCACGCTTTGAATAAAGTCATTCACCGATTGCGAATTGTCCGTCGCACTTTCTTTAATGCGATCTATCTCCGCAATCAGGTTATCGGCAACTCCAGATGTGTCACTATTAACATGAATATCGACTGAGTTTGATGATAATTCTGTCAATTGTGCGGATAGATTTTGAATAAATTGCGTAAACCCATCAGCGCCCATCGTTGCCGATTGTTGCGCCTTTTTCATCTCAGCGATAATGTCATCGGTCGATTTACTCACCCGATTAAACGCATCATCGGCTTGGCGGGTATCAAATTCGAATACTTGAACAAAGGTATCTAGCAAAGCCATAAGCTATCCTTTCGATGAAGCCAGCGCTTCGTTATAACGATTGGTAATGGCGATCTCCCATAAATCAAACGCCTCTTCTAAATCTATTGACGTTTTGAGTTCGGTGAGCGTGGCGAAACCGGCTGAGATGATGACGGCAAAGAAGCCATCAGCGTTTTTATAATCGACGGGAGTGAACCGGTGATTTTGTTGAGCAGGAATTGGAGGAAACCTTGGCTCCCGTCTTTGCCGAAAAAACTGGTGTTATACTTCAGCATTTCCAGTTCTAGACGAATAAGGGCTTCACCATCGGGCACATGGTTATCAATTAATGTGCTGGTCTTCAGATAAATCTCTTGTCCCTCTTTTTCGACAGCAACATACGCCATCATCTTTAACATGGCTTCTTTGCTGACTTCATAGTCGCCAATTTTAGGTGCATTGGATAAAGGGTATTTCGCCAGAATTTCACGTCCAATCGTTGCTGGTAATCGGCTAATAATAAAAGTGTGCTCTTCACGATCAGCATCGGTGATCGTAATTTCTTTCGGTTTAATTAACATGATTGATATCCATAAAAAAGGCGGAAGAACCGCCTAGAATTAACGTGCGCGAGTGCGATCGAAGTCTTGAAATACGAAGGTATACGCTTTGGATTTGTGTCGTCCAGCACTGGCAACAGAGCTACCACGGCTACCATTGGTAATTTTCCCGTTACGTGCTGTGGTTGTTGAACCATCACCATACGAAGCGACCATGGTGATAATATCCCCTGCATGCCGTTGTCCACGTCGTGCGGTGTTCGCTTCCAGTAAGATAGCGAGGTTTTCATCTTCTTCACTACCCGCTAAGACGTTAATGGTGACCGTTTGAGGTGTTGGTGTCGACCATGTCACCAAATTACCGTTGATATCCATTCCTGTTTGCGCAATGTCCACGGCAGGCAAATCTAACGGATCGGCATCATCTGCGAAGGCGGTAATTTGAATACCGGCGGGAAAGGTTTTATGAGCCTGAATAACAATACTCAAGCCAGTTGCTGATACATCATGCATATTGTGTTCCTTACACTAAGTTGTGAGAGCCTTCGACTTTACGAACCCAGTCGCCCTTACCGTAAATCAATACATATTTCATCACGTACTCGGATAAATCAGATGGACCTGTGTTTTCGACAATCTGAGCGTTGTACCAATAGCCTTTGTTTTGTACATCGTGCCACGCTAAATCATCACCAGAAGCGTCTGTCACTGCAATTTTTTGCACATCGGTTAAGGTTTTTCCCGCTAGGATCGTGCCGTTATTAATCGCCTTGGTCACCGCCCCTGCGATCACCATCATCGCCCGAGCTTCACCGTCTTTATTGGCGGGTACTCCGCGTGTGGCCATAAGTAAACTAAACCACTGTTGCGCGATGTAGGCTTTTAACCATTGCTCATTAGCATGGACACTCATATCTAATGGGTTGGTAACCCCACCACATAAGAAGCCCCGTTGATAGAAACTGATATTTGAACCCGATACGGCCGTTTCTCCGTAATAATTCACCCGTAATTTATCTAAGCGATCCGCATCGATATCGGTCGTGATTTGCGATGGGAACGTGACACCAAATTGACGATACATATAGTTTGTTGTCGCATTGGTTCGGTCATAATCCGTGGCGGACATAATGGCCATAGGTAACGCTTGAACAAAGAAGTTATCTGCTGTTTTTAGGTTTAAGCCCGTTGAAGCCGTACCCACCAACGCCCCGCTAAAATCTTCTGCATTTTGATTGGTCACAGACAGGTGCAATTGATACTTCACGTTTTCGCCTGCCACGTACTGCGCCAACTCTACGGCATGCTCTAATGAGAGTTCCGTTAAAAACGTTGCGCTACCAAAAGAGTCAGAAACAGCCTCAGAAGCAATAAAGGCTTGTAACGGAGTTTGCGCTGGATTACCGGCTGATGATGTGCCGTGGCTAATATTCATTGCATCAGCAAGTACCGATTGACGCACACTAATATCTGCACGCTCTTGTACGCCACCGCTAATGACAAAGGCACTATCCAGCGAATTAAATGTGACATAAGCGCTAGCAAATTGAGGCTCGCTTTCTGCATTTAATTTCGCTTGTACAGCTGTTGCAACATCCGCATATGACGTACTTTCAGAGAGATCAATTCCAGTGATTGTTTTGGTCACCTTGCCGATAGTGATATTGAGTTCACCCTCATTAATCAGTTTTAAATCAGCTAAATCGCCTGTCTTTTCGCCAAACAAGGTAGGCGCTCGACCAACAGGCTCATAAGAGGCAATTTGCAGTTCTTTCGGCTTACTTGCCGGTGCTGGACTGACATAGCTGAAATACTGACGCGCAAAATGCGCCTCGGGGGAGTCAGTACCTAATAAGTCATCCACTTGGCCACTGGCAAACTCAAGCACTTTACCAGCAGGAATTTTAGGGTTTGTTGAAAAAACACGAGCCGTGAGCTTACGCATCGGTACAGCAGACGCGCCAATCACCGCACTCGCGATATCAACATAGCGAGTTTGTTTGATAGACATAACGTTCCTTAAATACGATAAATATCAGGATACAACGCACTCACGGCGTCTGTATCAGGATGAAGTGTGCGATTAAATGTCACATTGAAATCAAATGAGGGGTTTTGTTCGTAGTTGCCCTGGTCATTCAGAAAATAAGGTGTTCGAATACCGCTTGCTCGCTGAACGCCAATGCCTTGTTTGCGGAGAGCTTCAACAAAGGGCAATGAATTGGCGATCATTCTGACAATAGCGGTAATATCACTCGCTGAATAATGGCCTAACTGGGTAACGAAAGCCTGAACTTGGTACGTTTTTTCGGATAACTGGTTTTCTTGGTGATTGGCTTTATTGCCTTGAACGTTATATTTACGCCCTTGCCAGCCGTAGCCGTTTTCATTAATGGGAAAGAACATCACCATATTATCTTCACGGCCTTGCTTAGTAGATTGAAAACCAGCTTTAACGGAGATATCAATACCGACCACTTTTAACTGCAACAAGAGCTGTTTTCGAATGGCGACATCAACTTCATAATCCGTCATAAGTACCCGCCTCGATACAGATCACCGATTTCCAACCGTCTTGTTCGTACCAGTCTGCATCACCCACCACATCATATTTTCGACCATTGAATACAAGGAAATCAGGAGATGTTCCTCGTTGCACAGCTTTAATATCATGAGAGGTATATAAGCGTCGGTACACTTGGCTCGTATCTAATCCCATTGATTGAACATCTTGGGTATCGACCGCTTGCCAACTGCCACGAACTTCTATCGGATCATAATAATCATTTTGGTCATTCCCTCGCTCATCGGGTACCCGTTCTTTAAATCGAAACCAAAGCACCTTTTGCTGGGGAATATAACGTGAAGCAATACGATTTAAGTTACCAAACATTATTTATCCTCCACTGCGAAACTAACCGCTTGAAGCATTTGGCCGGTATCAACTAACGGCTTATCCGTGGCTTTACCTTTGCTATGGCGATGTGCTCTTGCTTTGACCGTTGACTCTTCCAGCGCTGGGGTGGTGACTGCTTTAATTGCCATTTTCACATCCCCCGCTACCGTCGCACCAATTTGTGTCAGCCCATTATCCAGCGTGATATTGCCTTTAACAGACGCTTTCACTGCTCGAAAAATTAACTGACTATAATCCTGCTTTTTGTCATTCATGGTCGGACGTAAAAATGGGCGAGGAGGAATGCCACCAGCCGGATAGCCCAACTCTTGAATAGAGGCAACATAAGCAATCGGTGTTCCATCGGGATATTTTGCGTGTTCAAAGAAACCAACACTTAATCGCTTTTTAGCCAATTCATCGTAAACCGCTTTTAATTGCGCTAATTTAGTCATTAACGTAATCGCCCTCCTCGTGTAAATCGCCCTCCCACACCCCGAAAAGCTGAACGTTCGCCACCACCACCCAAATATTGAGGGACGCTACAACGTTTGATCAGTGCTAGAAACTGCTGGCCAAAGGTGGTCATTTTAAACCAGTGCGACCAGTCCGAACCGGCGGGCGGTGCCGTAAATGACACGCTTACCTTATCTATAGTCACACTCGTCACCACACCTGTGGGCGACTCATCATCAGCAATCATTTTTCTGAGTGTTAGCATGTGTGCAACCACGAGCATCCACAGCTCGTTAGTGCAAACACCCTTACAGGCAGAGAAATAGTTCAACGCAGACTGAGCAATGATAAATATTTCATCATCACCCACACCGTTAAACTGAGGATAGAGCACACGGAATGACGTTAAAGGAAATGTGCTCGTCTCCATGATCACTTACCTTTTTTGTTGGTTTTAGGAACGTCTAACTTTTCAGCCTCTAACGATTCTGGTGTGTCAGGCGCTGATTGGTCGCTGGCTTCCATATCTGTGGCGACTTTTTCGGGATCTTCTTTGCGATGCTCAACGGTAATAAAACCATTCTCACAATGAAGGTTAAAAACGTGATTTTCTTTGAGTTGTTTGTATTGCTCGTCAGAAATTTCCGTCACACGGCCACGTGGTGTGTACATGTGCTTTGTCATCACATTAGCTTGACCAGCAATAAACACTTTCCCATCTTTTACCGTGTAGTTCTGATCATTTGATAAGGTGCAATATGCGTAAAGAGGCATGGAGTGCTCTCCTGTTGTTTAGATATAAAAAAGCCCTCAAATGAGGGCGCAAAAAGAGAAGTGGTAAGATTAAATGCCGGTTAAGCGTGTCACCGCCCACGGACGGGTCACAAATACACCTGCAGTCGCATTGGTTGCATCTTCCATATACCCTTTAATTTGGTTGAGTGAACCTAATAACTGGTATTTCACAGGCACCACCTGAAGGATCACGGCACTGGTTGCCGTTGAACCATCATCAATACTATCTGCGAACATATAGGCCACATCAGCCCCACCGTTTGCGCCAACAAATTCAGGAGAGAAAACCAGACGCATATTAGGATAGTTTTCATTTATCCATTGTTTGACTGTTTCACCGCGTGCGACAGGATTAGCCACATTCAGAGCAGAACGAAAGCCCAACGGTAATGTTAAGGTGATTGGCGTATCATCTTTGATAATACCGCCAGAGCTCGTTTCAATACGCGAGAACATATCAGTAATATCGGCCGTAATATCTGCAAATGTTCCCCCTTTCCATTTGCCTTTTGCGGTTTCATAGGCGGGTAAGTTAGGCTCATTCATCAAACCAAAGACGCGTGTTTCAGGGCTATTAAACCCGTAGTAACCCACTCGCTCACGCCCTTGCTCTAATGATTCAGTCACTGAATTGCGCTTTTCTTCCATCGCAACAAAGCCTGCAGACGATTGGCGCGCTTCTTCTAATTTCCCCACTTGGAAACCTAATTCGAAACGAACAAGACCACGGCGCTCTTGGTCTTGCGCATAAGACGCTAATGGTACATTGGTATGATCACCATAAAGTTCGGCTTTACCGGTTGGTGTCGCCACATTCAGAATGATTTCTTCATCATGCCACTCGCCCGCATTAACAATACCTGTGATTTCATCTAACACACGCACGCGCGTAGCAGTACGAATGACACCCGGTAAAACGTGTTGCAACATTTCTCGTTGAATTAAGCCCCCCTGCATTGCACCACCGCTGATCGCGGAGTCCATCGCAGAAAAACCACCAAAGCCGATTTGCGCTAATTCCCCGTATGTCCATTTCTGATCAGGGTTAATATTTAGTTGGCCATGTTTTTTAACATCACGACCAGACATGTGAAACTTAATTTTACTGACTGGCATTATTCACCTTCCTTTGGAGATGCTGGATATGGGATTTCTGTTAAACGAATAATGCCCAAGTGAGCACTTTCTGTTGACTCAAGGTGTCGGCTGATAAAACCAATGACACGATCACCGGCACTAATGGTGGCTTTCGAAGATAGCGAACCGTCTGCTTCATCAAAAACAACCGGTGCGTTGATTTTTCCTGCCACTTCTTTTAGTTCAACAAAAACCTCCCCCATTGTCAGGAATTCACCTTGCGTGCCGTTACGAGCGAATACTTCTTCGATACGATAGGCTTTAGGGTTAATCATGATCCCCGCAAATGCCCCTTTTCCCCCAACTTGAACAGATTCCACAGAATCATCTTTGTAGGTATAGGCGCGACCGAAAATATTCAGCTTTTCATCTGCTGAACTGAGAATGGCGGAAACAGCGCGAATAGGACCTGCATGACTAATTTCACCGACAACACCAGAAATTAAGCCGTTTGCTACTGATTTAGGAATTGCCATTATTTAGCTCCCCATTTATCCATAATTGATTTATTGCTCACTGCAGAGTCCATTGTTGAGCTGGTCTTTTGAGAATCAGGCACACGCCCTTGCATCCAAGCATCAAGAGCAATGGCTTCTGTACCTTTACTGCATTGAATACCCAGTTTTTCAACACCGTACTCGGCAACTTGTTGTTGAGTCATGGCTGAGTGGTCAAACACACCAATAAATGGCGTTAATTTATGCGCTAACGAATCACGCGCACCGATTTGTTTGAGTAACTCCCCCGTATCCATTGCGGGTTTGGCTTTTTCTAATCGCTTAATTTTACGTTTTAGCGATGCCATTTCGTCCATGGCGGTCATGCTACGATTTAGGCGTTTTAAACGACGATGAAGTCCATCGGTAGTGGCTTGGTCAAGATGCTCTTTGGCTTCTTCAATCGCTTCGACAGCTTCTTCAATGGCGACTTCGGCTTTCTCGACTGCTTCAGGTTCGCCAGATTCAGCCTCTTCTGTGGCAATTTCGGCTTTTTCCACTGCTTCTTCTGCTTTCTGCTCTTCGTCAGGATCAGAATCAGTTGAAGGTTTTTTCTCTTCTTCTGGATCATTATCTGTTGCAGGTTGAGTGCTGGTGATGACTTCCTTGATAATGGCTTTTAACGCTTCCAATTGCTCGGGCGTAAAGGCACCTTCATCAGTGGTTTGCTTCTCTTTGTTTTCTTCTTCGTTCATGCGAATAAGTTCCTTTGTGTCTATGGTAATAACGGAATGGTCTTGCACAGCAACATCAGCGCCAGTGCGCCCTTCATCGACTAACGCCAGATGGTTGGCTCTAATATGCCGTTGTATGGCGTCATAACGTTCACCGTTAAATTCGCCTGGTGTGAAATCGTAAATACAGCGATAACCTGGAGATAATTCAATTTTTCCTCCTTCAATTTGGTTAAGCGCTGAATTAGACAGGATTTTGATATTGCCTCTGAGATAGGGGTATTCAAAATAGACTCGCTCCCCGATGACCCCTTGTATCCCCTTTGTCTCCGCGGGTGTACCGTCTTTCCCTAACATTTCATGCTCATCAACAAAGGGCATTAATTTGAAAGAATTAATTGTCTCTGTGCTGGCCAGTTCTTCTTGTGGGCGATACACCTTGTAAATTTTTTCGGGTATCGGTGCGCCAATTTCAAACCCTAAATAATCAAAAACCCCAACTTTAGAGATGGGGTTATCTTTCACTTCCAGCCAGCCGTTTAAATCATATTGTCGTTTGGTCATGTCTCCTCACCGAAATCTATTACGGGTGTCCAGAAGCACTTACAGTTTGGTAATTGTCCGGGCAAGCCACGCTCACCTGTCCGTTCATCAATCACAGGTGGGTTATCTAAATCAAACACTTCACCATCCAGACGCAGATGTAATTCACGCGGTTCGGCACTACCAGCCGAGTGATGCCAAACTGCCTTACGAATACCGGCAGATTTCATACGCTCATAATTCACTGCAGTCGTGATTTTTCGTGTTTGATCAACAGCGATAAAATTCGCCCTTTTTTCAGTCACACTGCCTGTATGCCTAATTTCCTCTAATAGCGTCTTTGCGCCCTCTCCACCTTGGCTAATAGAACGTAATGCAACACTTTCAATACGTTGATGAAATTGCAGTGGAATAGATTTAATTAACGATACGTTTTCAGCTGTAGAGGCAATAATTTTATCTTTCAGGGCTTCGGGCATGGCTGGGGTTTTGATGGTGATCCCCCCTGACAACTGTTTGAGAGAATCATCTAAATTACGCTTTGCGCCTATATCGACTTGGGAAACAAATTTATCCGCAATCTCTGTGGATTTTTGTTTAAAAATCTTATCCCATTTGCGTTTTAGCCGATTAAGCCAGATGCGTGTTTGACTGGCAAAGCTGGCATCCATCGTAAAACCGTCAAAGCCGTCATTTAATTCACTAAACACTTTTTCATAGTCTTTAATCATTGCATTAATGAGTCGTGACATGTCACCTTGATAACGACTAGCTGGGGCGACTGAATACTGCAGAGGTTTCCCCTTCATGACCGCTTGACGCGAAATTGCCCATTGCGCTCGCTTCGTTCGTACTCGTATTCGCCTCGACATAATCTGCCTCGTTCACTTCAATGCCGTAATAGCTGGACTCTTTATTGCTGGCCAGTTTTTTACGGATATCTAACCCATCTATCGCACCCGTCGAAGCCAGTGCCACATCGGTCTGCGCTTCTTTCAGTTCAATATCCGCACTCTCAACAGCCGTCGGGCTATCAAGTGGCGCCCATGTGATAGAGATTTCTGTCACAGGTAAACCATCGCTACGCATTAACATGTCGTAATGACGCTGTAATAGATCTTCAAGGTCGTTTGATTGGATACTTTCAAGCTCTTCGCGGTAATTAGCCTCTTCGTATTCCCCTGTTGAGTTAAAGCCTTTCGGTGTAGTACCTAATAACTTTGTTGCCGGTACATTGGACGCCGATGCCACAAGCTGATATTGCGTCATAATCGTGGCGTCTAAATCCGCTAATGAGGTGTCGAACTGTTGAACAGTGTCACCACTGCCCGTCATTTGCACACCGTAGTTATCGCGCATCTCCATAAAATAGAGCATGTTTTCATTGATAATGCTCTTATCTGCCGACTCAAGGTCTGCGATCCCCATCGTGAGTAAACGCTTAGTCATTGCCAATTGTGGCGCTTCATTGGCGGTACGTTCTGAAGCGTAGACACGCTCATAAATGCGCTCAGGAACAGAAACACCAAAGTAGTTGTACATTGGCTTCAAGACATTCGGCACAGGAAACGGTACAAACTTAATAAAGTGAGACTTGTGATACTTACGCCCACCAATCACATAATAGGTTGGCTCGTAGAAATCCATGCTAGCAGGATCTTGAACATTGGAATCCGTTAAATCGGCCGTTACCCATTGTGGATCAATCTGTTTAATACCTTTATACATCCCTTTAGTCACACCATCGATATTAAACGGGTTTTCATACCACTCTTTCGGGTTTGATGTCTCCACAACAAATAACGCTAAGCGACCACCGTAAACTCTCCCAAAGTGAACCAGCTCTTTAAGCTGATGTGTAATGCGGTATTTTTTATCCCGTTTGCGAAGCTTTTTACTGATAGCGCGATCATCATCGTTATCACAATCAATATCGTAGCCTTGGCGAATTGCATCACGTGCGGGCATATTGCAGGCTTTATCCACTAGCCAATGTTTAGCGATAACCGCACACATATTGTTGCCGATAAACATTTGTGAGGCATACCATGAGGCCTGTGACTCTGGCACACCGTAAACTTGTTCACCTTTAAATGAGGGCACATAGCTATCAATGCTATCCATCGCAACACCTGCAATTGTGGGTTGGGGTAAATTAATCCCATCAAAGCCCTGTTCTCGCGCCAGCGCAGGATATAAGTCAGTTGTGAATGCTGACCGTTTAACCGGTGCGAGTGGTTCTGTTTTTCGCCTCTTAAACGGCCACCACATAGAATTACCTCTTAGTTGTGAAGAAACTACCACTTCTTTTCTCAGGAGATTTAAGAATGACTAAGCCATCAGCACAGTTTGGAGACTTAGCACCGTTAGGTTTTTTATCAACGACGATTTTACCTGCTGAGTTTTTTGTGTACGTTGGCTGGCAGAGTTCGGAAGTTAATCTCGATAAAGATGACATCTTTGAAGATAACGAAATAATCTCATCAGGATCATATTTCATACCATTAACAGCTCTATGGGTATTTAAAAACAATGTCCGCAAATGCCACCAAGATTGAGATTTAAAGTTTTGGAAAAAGTCCTTATTCGTAATATTTCTACCGCTGGCATCTTTCATTAAAACCTTATCCGGATTTAGTACACCAGAACTTCCTTTGTAAGCAGAAAAGGTAACAGGATTTAAACCAGCTAACTTCCGTTCTTCATTGACTTGTCTTGAATCACCACGACAACCGGCACCAATACCATCAGCATCATATAGAACCTCACTACAACCATAATCACTGGCTAAATTGATTGCCTTAACCACGGTTTGGTAGATATCAGCACCTTTCCCACTCCACTCTTCACAAGCATCTACCAATATTCCTTTACCTGATATAAAGGCATTTTTATCTATACCTTCGTCAGCTACGTCAAGAGCACCAAGGCGCTTACCTGTTGGTTCAATTCCCAACTTGATATGTGCATCTATTGCAGACTGTATCCATGCAGAAGGAATAATCACCCCTTCAACGGATGCGTTGTAATCTATATCTATTTCTTGAGCGACTGTAACGGGATCTAAAACTTCAACCTGCTTGTCGTACCATGCTTGGTCTTTCCTTGGGTCTTCTCTCCAGTGGAATGTAAATACTGGTATTTTTCCGCTATGCCTACGGATAGCGAAGCTATTTGCATTTCCATTTGGCGTTGAAATATCTTGTCTGCAGTTAGTTGTGGCTGATAAAGAAGCGTCAATAAGAGATGGCCGTTCGAGGAAAGCGGATTCATCAACAATATAAAAACTTACGCGATCCCCTCGCCCAATACCATCACCACACTCACCCGATATGATTGAGTCAGTATGAGGAAATTTTATTCTCATGTGTGGTGCGTCTTTGTTTCTATTCCAACCAAAACGAAATTCAGCCGGCAGATAAGACATAAAGATACGGGCTTTCTCTAACAGTGATTTAGGTACCCCGATTTTATCGACATACTCTTCTTTACGACTACCTATGCCGACACTAATACCACGATTGAAATTACATACAGTGCAAGATAAGCCGACCGTTAGCCAACTCATACCCATATCACGCGTCTTTTCTGTAATACCAGGCTCTTGCCCTTTCCATCGTTCGATAAACCATTCAATCCATTCCTCTTGTCGAGGAAATAATAAAAATGGGATATATGACGGTAATCCTCTCTCAGGGTTTCGTGGGTCATACGTCATTCCCCAATCAATAATAAATTGAGCTGGATTATCTTTGTAATAAGCGTTGAGTGCTGGTATAGCTTCTGGATTTTGGCGAATTCGTGTTAATCGTTCCATTCGCCATTCAAATACCTGCGGGTAGTCAGGATTTTTAAAATCAAACGGGAATGGGATTGGCATAGTAAATTTCTTTAATGCAATATCTATTTAACATAATCGTGCTTACACGCCCTACCGAAAATCAACTGAGTGTATTTTCTATGTGTAAGCGCTATTTATCTAAGTTATCTATTGAAATGAGTGCAAATTAGAATGAATAAAACGTGCATAAAATAGGTGTGATTTTGCATAGCCTAATTTTTCAATGAAACCGCTATTTTTATCAATTTATCCCATGATTTGCTTATATGCGTCAGATGCTTCTTGAGGTGACAAGTTAGCTATCTCTGTTTTGATAGGTCCACCATCGGCACCCGTTAATTCCGTCTTGTTCTTCAGCATGCCTAAATGCTGTGCAACCATCTTAAGCGCTTCATCTTGATTACGGGTAATAACCTCAACACCAAACTTCCCTTCTTTCACGCCAGCAAATACTCGACGAGCTGGCCCTGTTAAATCACGCGTATCATGAAAGTACGCACGACCAATACCGGCACCGTTACAACGAGGGCAATCAGGATTTGGATCTAATGTTTCATCGTAACCGTAGCCACCCACATCTTGAGGAGGCGGTTTATTGGCTGTAAGCGCTTTTTTAGTAGCATCTTCAAACTCTATTGAATCACGCCACTGGTAATTGAAACCAAAGCCCCAGCAATGACGGCAACATAATCGACGGTATTCAGTCAGTTCGTTAACGTCTGCCGTTGCGATATCCCACCATATTTTTAATACCGCATCTTGAGTTATCTCTGTTCTGCGTTCCCGTTCTGCTAATGCGTCAGTGATTGCTCTTGAAACCTTAGCATTTCTTAGCATTCGAGTAGCATTGACATAAGCTGTATTTCCTTCGCCTTTATAACCGGCTCGCTTATATGCTCCCGTTCGATTTAAGTCGATAAGGTATTCACTAACAAATTTAATCTGTTGTTCTGTTAGCCCGTAATTGCGCAGACTAAAGGTGTTTTCATCATCGTGCGCATTACTCTGCACAGTGGGTATATCACTATTGTGTATTGGCTCTTTTGCGCATTCTTTTTTCTGCGCAGTGCGCAATTTCTTGTGCGCAGTTTTTTGCGCATTCTGCGCACTGGATATTTTGATATATCGTCGGGCTGTTGCGTAGTTTAGTTCCTTTAGTTCGCACCACTCTTTAGGGGATATTCCTGTTATAGCATGTTCGGCGAGGAACTGTTGTTGTAGCATCCCCCAATCCGGTTTTGCCATTGTGTTTATCTCCTCGAATAAATCTCTATCAACGCCACTCAATGAATAATGAATGACGTTTGTAGAATTTTATAAAATACCAGGCTCTACAGGTGACAGTTCACCTTCTTCAAACCAACCATCAACACCACGACCATCAGCCGTCAAATAGTGAATGAGATACTGATTGGGGCTATTATTATATTCGGCACGGGCTTTGATATGTCCTTCTTCACCACTGATGGTAACCTGTACAACCTGACCTAATTCATGTTTAAACATATTTTTTGTTCCTTTGATAATAAAAAAGCCCCGCTATTGCGAAGCTCGTTGTTGTTTAATTTCCCGTATTGCTTTCTTGGCTATCTCTAAATAAGCACCTTTAATTAACTCAGAGTAGGTCACTGTAAACACTCCGTTCTAATGTAATTCTGCAAATACAAAGTTTGCTTTTCGTTCTCGACTATCATTTCTCTGAGACGTAGATAATCTTGTTCAACTGCTTTGTTAAGTCGTGCGGTGGTTTCATTGCTTCCGCTTTCGGTGGTATTCTTGGTGACTGCTGGACACTCGGCTTTGATGTACACCCGCTTAGAACCAGAGCTAACAGCATCACGAAGAGTGTTGATTTCATTCTTTGCATTAACAAGCTCCTGTGTGTGTCTTGTATCCAGTTGACTTAGTCGCTCTATGCGTACTTGATAGTCAGTATTGATATCCTTCTGCTCTTCGAGTGCAGTAGTCAGTTCTTTGTTGTTTTCTGTCAGCGTGTTAATTCTTTTCGCTTGTGCATTAATCAGCACGCAACCACCAGCAACAATCCCCACCATCACAATGACAATGTAAAGTTTCCAATGCTTCATAATTAGTACCGATGATGTGAGAGAGCTATCTGACAGCGTTTGTCTAAGCTTGCTTTATCGTTAATACATGAATGATCAATTGAGAGATAAACACCACCAGCGACTGTGATGAGTAACACGAGGATAAAGCTGATAATGATAATTAAAGGTTTCCATGACATAGTGCTGACTCCGCATCTCTACGACTGACTAACCCTCGCCACACTTTGCCACCAGCATAAACCCATCGTTTCATTTCTTCACAAGCACCATACTGATCACCCGCATTTAATTTCTTTAGCAATGTAGAACGTGCAAAAGCTGTGGTACCCACATTAAAGGCAAAGGAATATAGAGACGCTTTTGTTTTATCATCAACCGGCACTTTAACCAGGACATCAACTTGTTGTTGAGTTCTGATAAAGTCTTTCTGTAGTAATTCATCACACTCTTGTTGTGTATAGGTCTTACCTTGAATAATGTCGTTTCCAGTATGGCCATAACAAACCGTCAGAACTCCAGCAACATCGCGGTAAGGTTCATAACGCACGCCCTCAAAATAACCAATCACTGTTAGTGCAATACTTACAGCGCCAGCACTCGCAACAGCTGTCACTTTTTGTTTTAGGTTCATTAGATGTCCTTTTTAGCTTTAGTCAGCATCTCACCGACTATTTTTTCGATTTCTCGCGGATCACTAGAACAATTTCGATGAACCAATTCAGCAAATAATGCTGTTCGTTTTCGCTGTTCTCGCCGTGTCATCAGATAAGTTGCTAATCCAAGAAGCATGCTAAATCCCATCCCTATTACAAAGACCCATTCATAAAGTGAGAGACTTGCAAAAAAGGCAGTTAAGCCAGCCGTTCCGTAGGTAGCATTGGTTAATTTGTCCATGCGCATATACACCCCCTACGGAGTGTCCGAGTTTAGTTAAAGGAATACAGGCACACAGTTATTGTGTGAGGTGATTAGTGATTGATACTGTGGCTTACATATTTTTATACGTGAAACTAATGTATTAAGTTGATTGCTATGCGTTAAATTAATTAGCATATATAAAAAGTCACCGCAGTGGCCTTTACAATAAAACTAATATATTGATTATTAATTAATTAGATCTACAAATGATGCAAACCAACTGCAATGAGTAGTAACATACAGTAACACCGGCTCAGTGACTAGAATGTAAGCAAATACTGTTGAGATTAGTCCCACAAACAATATAACTCCAACAATTCTAAATGCCCAACGCTGTATGGTTAGTCGACTCTCTATTGATTTAAAAACACCATCAATATCATCCTTGATAAAGGAATACTCTTTGTTTATTTGCTTTTTCTTATGTACTAATTCTTCACTTATAACCTTAAGAGTTTGTTTTTGATTACATAAAACCAAAAAAACCAAACAAATAAATATAAAACATCCTAATAATATAAAAGTATTGGTTATTCCTTGCCCTTGCCATGTTGATGCTTTTTTAAACTGAGTAGCAACTATAATTGATGCAACTGGAATACCAAGTATGTGATTTTGAATATCTGAAAATGCTTTATGTATCTTCCCCATTTCTTCTACTTTAGCAGTACGAAGTTGATCCATGATCTTATCGTATGAAAATCCTGACGCAAAAATCTTATACCCCTTTAAAAACTGTTCCTTAAGTTTTTGAAGGTTATTCAACATATATTCAAACTTCTCTTTATCATCAATATCTTCTGTGATCACTTGAATACTATTAACTAAAATATCTAACTTTTGTTCTCTATGCGTGTCTTCTTTAAAGCATGAGATTAAGTTTTCTAAAGATGTATTATCTAGTTCCCTTATAGTTTCATAGGAGTAGCGTGGAGAAAGTTTGAAAACCTCAGTACCTAGAAAAATATACTGATATGTAGTTTTATCAAAATATGCCGAATCTTCTTCAAGAAGAGATAAAAAATTAATTACCATTCTGTAATTTTTAATATCTTGCGGAACTTCCATGTCCTTTTTTGAAAATTGAATATCAAAAATAAAATAGTTATCCAGCTCCGTACACAGATTTTTGGGAGCTTGTAGCATCCCTCTTACATTACGGAAAACACTTCCAAATGATGTTCTTGGCAACTCAACGGTTAAACTAATTGTTTCCCCTACAACTAAATTTCCTGAATCAAGTATAATTCCAAATTTTTGCTCATCCTTAAGCAATTGGTCGATAAAATCGCAATCGGTTTGGTCTTTAAGCAAAAAAGAACCAGTCATTGAGTCATCAGTAAACTCAATTCTTCTATATAGTTCTATAAGTTGCTCAAATGAAATAAAACCGCTCACAAATCACACCTCATCTAAAAATATCTGCCGAAGCTCATCTGAAATATTTCTGAGGATAATTTCATTATTTTCCTCATTGTACTCTACTGAACCATCATTTATACCCGCTCGGTCAAATTTCAATTCCCAATATTGTGATTTCCCTTTAAAACTAACCAAACCACGAATTACACGACCATCAGGGATGAAGCCATCTGATAATTCAAGCTCTTCTGATGCTAGTTTAGCAGATAAAATATCAGGATCATGTGGCCATACTGAATTAACAAATGTATCTAAATTTAAAGGTGTTGTAGACTTGCTCAGGTCTCTTAAATGCTCAAAAGCTCTGCTGAGAAAGCTTTCTTTTTCTTCTCCTTCAAGCCTTTGTTCAGTAACAAATTCCTGAAGAGCATTTTTTAGTTTTTCAGATTCCTGCTTTGCAATCAAAACGTCATTACACCCTAAAAAACGTTTAAAATAATTTGAAACAGAACTCTGACCTTTAAGAAAACTTATATAACGTTCAGCACCATTTTGCCAAGCAGTTATATCAATTCGTCCAGCAACCCGCAGCTTTGCTATGTCTAAATATACACTGTCTTCAATAATAAAATTATCATTAATTGCTGAACCTGTTGTAGCATTTACCATAGCGATAAGTATATGTTCATGCGACCCAATAATAATATGAGAAAACAGAACATATCCTCCTGTTGCCATGGTCTCTTGCTGTGAACGATCAACGAGATGATTCATCATACGAACTGAAATGTCATAAAATGAATCAGGAGCATTTAAATAATCAGCAACAATCCGTTCCATTGGATAATTATCTGTATCCCCCTCAAAATGACCATAACCTTTACCAGTCCTTCCAGAATAACGTTCACAGATTGCATCAATCAATCTCTGAGACGCATGGGTTACAGTATTCATTGTTGGACTAAGGATTTGTGTTGCGTCACCATGCTGTTCTTTATCAAGAAAATGAACAACTACATTTCTTACTTCAATTTCAATAGATTCGTCATTGGTCACATCAAATTCCTTTAATTTATAACGTAATTAACCTAACGCTTTATATATGTGCAATTATTAATCACATAACTCAAATTATTTCGTAGGTTACCACATAAAAAATAAAGGCAAACAAAGACAGTTCAAAATCTAGTTCTATATCTAAAAAATAATTAATGTATTTGGAAATATTCAAAAAACAAAAACCCAGCACTTAGGCTGGGTTAGTTGGTCACTGTATAAAAACGGCAACTTATACTTAAATAGTGGATCATTGGCTCAAAGAAGTCAACACGTTCTTGCTATTATTTTTACTTTTCCACTCTTTTTCTCGTTTTTTAAATGCATCTTTTAAATGTGGGTAAATTAAATATTCGGCTGAATTAATAATGTCCTCAATTTCTCTTCGGCATGTAGACATCGAGGGTTTTCTATATTCTACCGTTCTATTGCGCCTAATCATTTGTCGCGGTTTTGCTATATTGTGGTAATAACGAGCAATAGCGCGATCTGAACTACCGAAGGCATAACGCAGTAACAAGAGCGTAAACGCTATTCTGTCTATGTGATAAATTTTATCGACCACTTTAGCAATCAACATTCCGTCATCGTCATTACACATTTCTCGCTCAGGATAATCACGCCTTTCTACTGTCGCCATAAATTCAGCAATAATACTGCTTTGCCTTTTTTCTATCCTCCCTGAATATACCCATGCTCCAAATTTTGATAACCAAGGCTGGATCCATGCAACCTGATCATCATCAAGTTTTAACCCATCTGATATGCTCTTTATACTCGACATGCTCGTAGCTCCATTACTTCTTGCTTAGTCTGTTCTAATAACTCAATCTCGCTACCATGAATTTCTTGCCATGATTTAGGTGATGCATGAAAGCCGGTTTCATAACACGCCCTATGATGTGGCGGACACAGTGGTAAAACATCTGTATGACTTGCTCGTTGTGCCATTCCCTGCCCTGTTCTAACATGATGTATTTCCGCTCTACTTGCCCCAAGCCCCATATTGCGACAACAAATACAACCCAGTTCTGCTACATCTGATAGCCACTGTCTTTCTTCTTTGGTCTTTGATTTGATCATTGGTCTTGCCTCTACGTGAAACTTAATAATTGAGATACTGCATTTTCTACAGCTTTTTGAGTGGGGAACTGTTTACGAAGGATAAAATTCCAAAGCACATCGAGTGTGGCTTTGTAGAGTTCGCTAAATGCTAAGTCGTCCATATTTGCAAAGCTGATTGATTTAGCGACACGACGTAAACTACCGTCAGGCATTCCAAACGTATCGTAATAACCGGCTTGCTCTACAACCCAATAGCGAAAAGCATCAAATGATTTTGTTGCTGAGATATTTTGCGCACGTTTTTGTGCGACTTCTTCTAGATAGATATCGGATGCTGATAAGAGCGCGTCAGCATTATCCGTGTAATACGAAAGGAATGTGATGTAACCACGCACAAGCTCTTTTTCTTCAGGTGAAATGGTACCGCCAACTGGCTCCCAATATTCATAGCCTAAGTTGAGTAATGCGAAGTATTTACGATGAAATCGAGGGTTGCGCGCTTTCTTAAAATTAGCTGAAAGCACATCACCACACTTGATTTTTGAATGCAGAAAATCTCTCGTAACAGGGTTAGCCGGTACAAGAGTATCGTTAGACATTTTGATAAAGCTATGCTGTGCCATACTTGACTCTCAGTTGACACAGCAAATATTTAGGATTGGGTGTTCAGACCAATACTGTAATAATACAATAGGTTGAGTTAGATAACCAGTTTCAACTCTTTGTATCCACTAGTGACCCAACATTCGGAATCACCTGACATACAACATTGCTGAACAGGTAATATATCACCACAACGCTTACATTTACGTTTAGATAATTTCTCCACTTGCTTTTTATACTCAGCATCATCTTTCCGAATGAGCATCTGTAGGATTCAACAATGCCATACGGTTCTCGACCAGGCATACGCAATACACAATTACGCTTTATCATTTCCAATTCTTGATTATCTACAAGTAATTCAATTTTAGTTACACCTAATTCTTTCTGCCGTTTACGTTGTTCCGCTTTACGTTCTGCTACTGTTTTTGCCATTGATCTTACCTCAATAATTCATCCACAAACATTCAGTACGAATTTTGGTACCACGACCGGCAGAAATACGGGCCTCTTTGGTTACTTTTCTCCAGCCTGATAATTCATCATCATATAAATTCGAGTGATAGCCACTGATAATTACTTTTCCAGAAACAGACTTAATAATTTGCAGTAACTCATGATGTTGCCCATTAGTCATTTCAAAGTTGTAATAACGATTACCACTCACTCGTGTTTCAGGCATATATGGAGGATCTAAATAAAATAGAGTATCAGTGGCGTCATGTTTTTTAATCAGATCTAATGCCGGCTTATTTTCAATAATGACTCCCTGCAAACGCTGACAAACTGCAGATAAGTTTTCAGGATATTTCGCCCACAAATGTGAGTAGATTGAATATTCACGTTTACTATCAGACTGAAATCCCGAGTTACCGTTTAAACCAGAAGCAGAACCAAACCCCATGCAAGCGCGAACAACCATGCGTCTAGCTCTCTCTAATGGATTATCAATAAACTCTTTAGCTAACATAAACTCGTCACGGGAATAAGCAGTAAGTAAGCAAGCCTCTTGTAACTTAATGTTTAATTCAGGATCTCTTAATACCTTGAATAGATTTACAACTTCACTATCTAGATCATTATATATTTCTGCATAGCTACGTTCTTTCTGCATTAAGACGCTAGCAACTCCACCAAAGGGCTCTACATAGCAACGATGCTCTGGAAAATAACTTAATATCCATTTTGCTAAACGAAATTTACCTCCGTGATAACGGATCACGGGGTGTTTAATTTGATGCTTACTCATGTTTTCATTACCTCACGCCAATAATTCAACCTATCTCTAAAAAACTCCCGATGTACCTCAGGCAACTTTTCAATTTCCACCAACACTCGCGTTCTATGTATTTTTTGATTTTTAAGCTGTCTAATTAATCGACTAGCTAATAAATCAAGTAGTTCTAACTCGCGATATTCTTCTGGCCACAAAGCTCGATTGTGAGGTAAATCATCAGGCAAATAAGAACGCCTAGACATAATTACCTCGTCAATTTTTGTGGTTTAACCTTAGGTTGATAAGGGCTTTTGTTCTCGCTCTTGCTGATGCATGGAGGCGATCAATATGACACTGTGTATGGTCTAACCTATCGTCGGGTAATATAGGGTGATTATCACGAACGAGAGATTCGTGAGTAAGAGAGTCTTTAATTGTCATGGTCTTGCCTCTGTTTTAACTAAAATGCTTTTTCTGCGTAACGACGTCTTTTATCGTTTTGCTGTGATTGTTGTTGCATTTTGGACACTTCTGACGCTGTAATTTGGTCGGTAGGCAGATAGTGGCCATTCTTAAATTCTTGATAGACTGTGCCGGTTTCTCCGTGTCTAAATTTATCAATAATGATCTCGGCATAATTTTTCGCAGGGCTATTGGGGTTATATACGGCCTCCCTATAGGTAAATAAAATTAAGTCAGCGTCTTGCTCTAAGCTACCAGAATCGCGTAAATCAGCAGAAACAGGACGGCGTTGATTAATAGGTCTTTTATCAACATCACGAGATAGCTGGCTTAACGCAATAGTTGGCGTGTGTAACCTCTTTGCTAATCCTTTTAAAGATGCAGATATTTTCGCAATTGCTAAATCATTACGTTCTGCTTTAGGTTTTTTAATTAACCCTAAATAATCAACAAAAATTCCTTTCAAATTTGGATATTTACGTTTGTGGTTTTCACTGATTGCACATATTTGTTCAATAGTTAGATTACTCGCATCGATGATATGAATATCTCTATCCATTAAATGGCCTAGTGCTGAACTTAAACGCCCCCATCCTTCATCATCCAATCGCCCACGATGTCTCAATGTTGATATTGGTAGTTGAGCAGAACCGGCAACTAGACGCTCAGTAATTTGCTGATTGGACATTTCCATCGAGAAGAATAATGCACCGCCTCCATCTCTGGTCATTCCCTCAGTCATCGTTAGTGCAAGCTCTGTTTTTCCCATCCCCGGACGACCGCCAATAAAAACTAAGTCTGTTGGATTAAAGCCTCCAATTTTGTCATCTAAAGCTTCAATACCACTTTTTATCATCCCAACAGCATCTTCCCCTTTGTTTCTTCGTTCTAAAACATCTACATATCCTTCAAGTAGTGTATTTAAATGCACAGGAAGTAGGTTCTGATTACCAATTGTCAGCTGGCCAATTTGGGTTGAAAATTGATGAATAAATTCTTCAGCTTGTTCATGATTATTTGCAGTAGTAATATCATTTTGATACTTGGAAATTAATTGAATTACTTCTCTAACACGATAATAACTATAAACTTTTGAGGCATAGCCTTTTAAATTTGCTGTCCAAATAGGTGTTTTAGATAGCTCAAGTAAATTTGCTAAATCGCCTTTTTCACCTAGCGCATCAGCAATAAAAAAGGGATCTATTAAAGAACTTGCTAGCGCTTGTTTTTTAATTTCTTTGTAGACATTACGAAAATATCTAGAACTAAAGGCTTCTTCAGGTAATGTGGCTAATACCTCATATGCATCTTGACTAGCACCACCAGCTAACAAACCACTAATCACCGCATGTTCTAATTCTTTCTCATGCATGATGATTACCTCTACGATATGTTGGCCAGTTAAACGTTAATACTGTTCCCCCCTGTAATAATCTGTCCACGGCTCGTTCACCAAGCATTTCTTGTAGATCAATAACGGGCAAGTTGCTTATCAAAATTGTAGGTAGCAAATCTTCGTAGCGATCATTAATCACCTCAAACAAGATATTACGTTCAGAATCAGTGCCATACTGAACACCAATTTCATCAATAATTAACAAATCAGGTGTACAATATTTTTCAAGTACATCAAGTTCACTGAATTCTGAATTTCCAGCCCATGTTCTTCGAAAAGCGCGAATGATACGTGAGGCTGTGGTAATGAATACCGTTTCTTGCAATTCTCCGGCAATCTGACGGGCGATTGATACTGCAAGGTGGGTTTTACCAGTTCCGGGTGTTCCACACAGTACAAGCCCCTCTCCTGCGTTTTTTCGGTCGCTCCAAGTTTCGACGTACTGCTGACAAATTTTTAAATTATGTTTTGCTAGCGGTGTTGAGGCTACAAATGATTCAAATGTCGCATTAGCAAAGCGAGGTGGAATATTCACCGCAGTTAGTAAATTTTGTTCAGACATTTCCACCTCCCACAAACCAATGCGGATCTTGAGACTGGTAATCTTTTTCGCTAAACCCAGTGTGAGAATTTACTTTTTGAGTTTGTACTACGGATCTTTCAGGAAATAGCCCCTGCCAACCATTGGCAATTGAATTACAAATCACAGCGTTGGCATCGGTGCAAAGCGATAATTTTTTTGCTTGTTGCTTGCACATGGTTTCTGTCAGCGGTTTTTTAATTTCTTTCCTGAAGTTAATCCAATCCTGCCAAACCTCATCACTCACATTTGACGGTTTAGCCAATTTCGGATCGAATTTATTTTTCGATTTTTTCCCCTCGAGTAATTCTTGTGGATCATGTTTTGAATTTACTTGTGGATCATGTTTTGAATTTACTTGTGGATCGCCTCCAGATTCTGGAGGGTGAAAACCACCTTGAACGCCAGATTCTGGAGGGTCAAAACGTACATTTTTACTGTTTTCTGTACGGTCAGAATCTGAACGATCAAAATCTGAACGGTCAGAATCTGGACGGTGAAAATTTGATAGTTTTTCACGTTGTTTTCTTAATTTGGCGTTCTCTTCTAATGCGATTTTTTCTAATTTATCGACATTTAAAAAATATAAATTTGAAGCATTACGATTGCCATTTCTACGTTGCTTTTTAACTAACCAACCATCACGCTCAAGTTCATTACATGCATTGCGAATTGTGCTAATTCCCGCACCAATTTGACGACTGATGGTTTCAACACTGGGATAAGCAACCCCTTCATCGCTCGAATAATCGGCTAGGCGTACCATGATCATTAACTTGGTACCCTTAACACCTGAAACAGCACATGCATCCCACACATAGCCGGTTAATTTATTACTCATTTCACACCCCCAGTGCTTTAGCTATATTACGGCAAGCATTTTGGTACTGCTCAGGGGTTAAATTTTTTGACAGTAATTTTTGTTTTTCTCGCTCATACTGCTCCCAAATTAACAACGCAATAACTCGTCTACCATCAAAAATATGTTGGATATCTGAGATATGAGCAGGTTTATCATTCAGCATAAACCCATTGCGGTATGTGATTTTTTCAGTTGATCTAATCATTGGTCTTGCCTCTTGAATTAATGCACGCTGGTCGGGCGTGATATCTCATTAAGTGCGCGTACTACATTGTTTATTTGGTGTGACATGTCACGACCCTCTAATAAGATTTCAGTCATAGCATCAGCAAAACGCTGAATGGCTACAGTTGCTAAATAGTTTTTGGTGTCTCCACGTACTCGAGCTAACCTCGACGCCGGTAGAGCCATTTCAATCGCTGGCATTAACTCAGCAATTTTTCTTTGAGATGCGCGAGAATCACCACGTAACCAACGGAATATCTGTTGCCGGTTATTATTGATTGCTTTCCAGTCTGCCTTACCCGCTTGATCCTCAATGGCATGTAATCGACCATGTTCTTGATTAATCACTAATCGTAAGTAAGCTCGGCTAATCTCAATAGCAACATGTTCTTGCCCTTGTTCTACAGCCCAGTCCTCAATTTCAGCTCTGATAATGTTGATATCAAAATTCATTTTTGCGTCTCCTGTCGCTAGAAAAATTGATTAAGGCAAATCAATTTAAAACTGAATTTGTCGGTATACTCGCTAATAATGAACCGTTAGTTATTTTTTCAATCAACAAAGCATATTTCCAAGGAATATTTTCTTTCCATAAGCTTACTGTTGATTTTGATATTCCTAACGCTATTGCTGTTTTTGTAGTACCGCCAAAATACCTAAGTACATCTTGCTTTTTCATTAATATCTCCTTTTATGAATCACATAAAAGTTTAAATAAATAAACATGAAAAAGTCAAGAAATTAAACTCATTTTGTTTAATTATATAAACATGACAAAACAAACAATGAGCGATCGCATTAACCTGAGAATGCGTGAGCTAAAACTAAAAAGTAAACACATCATGGATGCAACAGGCGCATCAAAAGGAACTGTTAGCCAATGGGTTAATGGTGGCTCAGAACCGTCTGCTAAATTCCTTTCCTCATTAGCTACTGTATTAGGTGTTAGTGAAAAATGGTTAATTGATGGAGGCTTGATCGAAGAAACGAAGGGAAATGCCACCCTTGGCCCAGATATCACTAGACGAGTCCCTTTAGTTTCATATGTACAAGCAGGACTGTGGAAAGATATGCTTGAGCAACAAGTTGATGAATTTACAGAGTGGGTTGAAACTACAGCAAAAGTATCTAATAAATCTTTCTCACTTAGAGTTATTGGAAATTCAATGGTTGATACTACAGGAAGAAGTCGAATATCAATACCTGAAGGAGCAATAGTAATTGTAGATCCAGAAAAAGATATTTATAACGGAAGAATTGTTGTTGCAAGACTAAAATCTAGTAATGAAACAACTATAAAACAATATATTACAGATGGCCCTAACCATTATCTGATGCCTATCAACCCTAATTACAAACCAATACCATTTGATGATTCTTGTGAAATTATTGGTGTTTGTGTAAGAATTGAACAAGATTTAATATAAGCTCCCCCTTCTATAAACCCACTTATTGTGGGTTTTTCATATTCCCCCATAATTAAGTTTAAAAAAGCGAACTTTTCTATTGACAATAAAGTTTATATAATTAAACTTTAAAGCAATCCAAACAGTTTTATATTCAAAACAAAACACAGCAAGTGTTTAGGTAAGTGTTCAGATTTAGTTTTGCTGTTATGTCGGAGGAGAACCACAGCTCTCATCGCGACCTGTCATGATTACCACGGCATAACAGCAGATTTTTTAGCAATACCAGGGAATTAAATTAGTTACCGACCAAAGCTACAAGGCAGACCTGACAGCTCGGAAAGACGGGCAACTTAATTTAAATGGGGGGTTATATGAAATTTGAAGAATTACCAGAAAGTGTACAACTTATTGCAACGACTGCGTTGGCTGATATTTTAAAAAATAGTCATCCAACAAAAGAGTCTGCGATTGAATTTGCTAACTCAGTTAAGTCTGCTTTTATTGAATTGTATAACAAAAATAATATTAGCATTCAAGTTGGCGGTATTACCGAAAATTCAACGGAAAATATCGAAGATGTTCTGGCAAGCTTCCCATCTGATGAATTAAGTATATTTCATATTGTAAAAATTGTTAATGAAGTCAACCTAAAAATACGCAATGAATTAGCTCCATATAACAATGATAAAAACGATATAAATGCTACAGCAAGAACCATATTAAAAACAGCTCTTGCATCATTAGATAGCTAGCGTTTTCTAGCAAAGAAACTTGTACTTTTAGGTAGGTTGGCTTCTACTGCTTTTTGACACTCAGGAATTAATTCCAGCATTCTTTTAGTGAATTCATCTGGAGTTGATATCTCAGGATCTTTGCTGGTTAAAGATAGAGCCATATCATAAACAAATTGTTCAGCAGAAATACCAAGAAATATTTTTTTATCACTCATAATTCAGTTCCTTAAATACGTTGCGGTGACTGAATTATACACAGAATCCTTGCGTTGCGGAATGCAGGAACCTCAACCGCCTGATGAGGATAAATAATCAGGCAACAAATTTTAGACGTAAAAAAACCCACCGAAGTGGGTTCCTTTACCCCGAATTGCCGACCAAAGCTATCGGGAGTTCTACTAGCGCGACCAAACGCTAGAAGAGGCAAGACCAATGATAAATCACTGATCGCAGTTATTTTAAAGGAGTTGCTATGAAAGCACAACCTGAAAGCCTAACAGTCACACTCTATATTCATGCTAAAAAACAGTTCGATGGCTCTTACCAATATAACGCCTACGCATTTAAAGCCGATCCCAATGCTGGACTAGGTTTTGTTATTGCTGAACACACTGTTGATGTTCCTTTTAAAGAGCCTACTCAAACTGATCTCATTCACGCTGAAATTGATTTTCTACGTAATGAACAAGAAAAAATCCTAGCTGATGCCCAAGTAAAAACAAGTTTGTTAGAAGATCGAATCCAAATGCTTCTCTGCTTGGAAGGCAAACCCATCTCAAAAACCGACGAAGAAATCCCTTATTAGGAGGTAATTTCATGAAATGTTCATTGTGTAAAAAAGAGATAGATGAATATGAAGCGTATGAGTATCGCGGATTCATTTCTTGTGGAGAGCACTTTGACGAAGTTATTGCTCGTGTTGATAGAAAACGCCAAGAGATTATTAGTCAATTCGATTCAATTTCTCGTCCATTAAAAGGGTTAGATGTTCGACCTAATAATCCTATTGGTAAAGCTAACCAAGAATTATTGAAAGGCTCTATCGAAGTTTGTAGTAAAGAAACTTTGTTAGAAAAAGATTATCGCAAAGGAATTTTATAAAAGAGGCAAGACCAATGAAAACTTTTATCTGTGTATTTGAGCCTACGACCGAGGCTCGTACAAACAACGGTGCTGTACCGCTGGCCATAGCGTTAAACACCGCTAATGCAAAACTGGCAACAGCGACTGCAGTAGTAAAATTATCTGAAGCATATCCAGAAGCTATGGATAACTTTAACACTGATGATCCGTTAATTAGCGAACACCTTGACGGCTCTGTTTGCCCTGCTTTAGATATATTCGATGAGAAATTTGCTGTTGAAAATGAGTTTGATGGAACTCAATGGAAACCTATTGAATATAAAAATTTCAAAAAACTAGGAACGAAGCCCAGAATTGCGTGTTTACTTTTATTTGGAAAGACTCAAATAACTAACAATGAATTTTCAACTGCTCTGGAATATTTGGCAGGAAAAGAAGATCCCAAAATTCGTAATATCGCTACAGGCCTAGCTGAAATAACAAAACTTTCTTTGATGGATGCTGAGCAAACGATGGAAATAGCACAGGCTATCTATGAGTTTGCTAATGAAGATGTCACCGTTGAAGAAGCTAAATCATTAGGTGAAAGCTGGCTGACAGAAGAACCTGAGCAACCACAAGAAGAAATATCTTCTATCAAGCGTAACTACACAACTATAGATACTGAAATCGCCTTAGCACTGTTAGATGACTTTGATCCTAATAATGTCCTCGCATCTCAAGTAAAAAAAGCCAAAGAACTGATAGATGACGACGACAAAGCATGGAAACGCTGGTCAATGGATTTACGCACAACAGCTGGCATCTTGGATATACCACGTGAAAAGATTTTCTCGTTAATAGCTGAAAGTAAAAAACAACCTGAGCTATTAGATAACCCTAATGCGCGAAAAGAATTTATTGACCGTCATTTAGGTATTAACAAGCCTACTGGCAATGCTGAAAAAGAAGAAAGTATCACTTCTAACCAATTGGATAATACCCCTTCGGTATCTAGCAAAAGTACCGTTGAAAAGGAAACTAAGCCTAAACGTTCACGTAAAAAGCAAGAAGTAGCCCCTAAAACAGAAAGTTCTCCGGTGGTTGAACAAACTGTAGAGCCTAAAGAACCCGAAACACCATCAGCACAACAAGATAATTTTGAGCAACGTGCCAGTGTTATTGATGAAGTTCTTAACGCGAGTGACGCTAATAACCTCAGTATTTGGAAACAAGTACAACGTACAGACCCGCGCTTTACTAAGCCATTAGAAGGCGTGGGATTTACGGGAACCAGTATAAACAGCACTTACATGTTTATGCGTGCAACTGAAATATTCGGTCCTATTGGTGAAGGTTGGGGATATGAAGTCCTTGAAGAAAAATTTATTGATGGAAAGCCTCTTTTAGAACCTGTCCTTGATGAGCGTAATAAACAAGTCGCAACCCGTTTTTTACGCGATGCTGATGGCTCGTTATTCTGCGAACAAAACCACTCAATTAAGATCCGTTTTTGGTACATCATCGAATGTGAAACCCGCGGTGAGTTTGAAAGTTATGGTGCGACACCATACCGCTATCAAACTAACTATGGCATTAAGGTTGACGGTGAAGCTATTAAAAAATCGCTGACTGATGCCATCAAAAAAGCCCTATCAATGCTTGGCTTTAGCTCTGATGTCTTTATGGGTATGCATGATAACCCTGAATATATAGTAAGCAATAAGCTTGAGTTTGAAATCAAAAATGCCAGTGAAAAAGCGGAAGATATCACACGTATTCGCAAAGAATTAGACGAGAAATTTACTAAACATACAGAAGTGATGCGTAGTGCTGTTACAGCAAATGAATTACGAGGTATTGCATCGACATTAACGCGCGAAATTTCTGCACATATTAAATCAGCTCAAGAACGTCGTGACGAAGGTTACGAGAAGTATTTGTCTGGCCGTTTACGTCGATTAAACCAAATCGAAAAAGAGTGTTTAGACAAACTGAAACAGAAAGAAGAGGCAATCTAATGACCAAAACTACTGCTATCGCACTGGCGACCAATTATGAAAAATTACAGCAACTCGTTGAAACAGGTGAATTCTCTCCTGAAGATATCGCAGATACATTGGAAGGTATCGAGGGCGAGCTAGGTGATAAATTGGATGCAATTATGCACCACGTTCGCAATATCGAAGGTCAAGCTAAAACACTGGATGAGGAATCTAAACGTTTATCTGATCGTAAAAAATCATTCGAAAACCAAGCTAAAAACCTAAAGAAATATGCTCTTAACTGCTTATTGGCTTCAGGATTAGATAAATTAAAAACAACAAAAAATACATTCACTGCTAGAGCTGGAGTTGTTCGAGTCATTATCGACAATGAGGCTTTATTACCGGATGAGTTGGTTGATGTTCAAACCATCACCGCGCCTGATAAAAAAGGCATCAAAGAAGCGCTTGAAAACGGAATTGAAATACCTGGTGCTCACTTAGAAGTCGGTGACCGATCATTAATGGTTCGTTAATTCATAATAGCGCCCTTTATTGGGCGCATTATCAGGAGATAAACGTTATGGCCATGAAGTTAGAAGTTGTTATTACCCATGATGAAACAACAAATAAATGCAGTATCGAATGGTCTACGGCATCAACAAAATATGTCACAGAGCAAGAACAGCAAGCACTTTCATCGATGCAAAAAGCGTTATTGCTACAACTGGGGCGCCCTATAAATACAGCTATTATTCATTAGTGTGACATGTCACAAAGAGGCAAGACCAATGCTAAGACACTCCCAACAAAAAGACCAAGCAGTAAAAATCACATTACCAGATGGATCATACGGTTTTGTTTCAACAGATAGACGTTGCCATGTTTCATACGATTTTCCAGCTCACGTCAAAATTGAACCTCAGCCTGCTCCCGCGGAGCAACAAAGGAGCGAACAATAATGTATGGTTTATTCCTTTTGGTATGTAGTTCGATGATTTGTCAGTTCGAACCCTATGGCTACATTTATCCTGATGAACAAAATTGTTTAATTGATAAGGAATTACTCGCGACCAAAGGGAAAATTGCAGAATGCTATCCAGTGGAGGGAATTATTCGGGTAAAAAGTTGATTAAGCATAATCAGTTTTTACTTTTCGTTGTTATTAGCATGGTGGTTTATTCAAGACCAATGGGTAATCACCATGAAATTATTAACACCTTGGGAACCAGGTTCTCAATTATTAACAGATTTTGATATTAAATTAGGCCGGCTTGCATCGAGTATAAAAAATAAACCTTGCACCGATATAGAAATAAAAAATGCTTGTCAGACTGCCGACTTGTTAATATCTAATATGATGAGGCAAGACCGAAATGAAAACAGACGTATGCGTAGAACGCAAAACAAAAAAAGAAACGACAAATATCCCAGATAACGTTAAAAGCAAAGAGTATGAAGATGATGATATGTTAACTCCTGAAGAAGTATGTGCTTTGATTGGTGGCATAACAACCAAAACATTATGTGACTGGAATAATAATCATCGTCATAAAGAAATACTCGCACCTATAAAATTTACAAGTAAAGTAGTTAGATACGAGTATAAAAATGTAAAAGCTTTTATTGAAAAATGTAAGAGCACTTATTAACTAAGTTTACGACGTAATAGCGCTACTTGAGTCAAGATACTATTTTCATGAGCCTCAAATGCTTGACGCTTTAGCGCTATCTCTTCCTGCAGTATCTCATCAGAAAAGTCATAATGTTCAGCCATTGGATCTTCACTTTTATCAGAGTGATGTAAACATAGCATGCTAATTTCTTTAGTATCAGAACGTGAAAAGCCTTTTTGACGCATTTGTGCAATTATATTACTTTTAAAAAACTTACGGCACATAGTATTAAATGCTCCGGACTTTCCCTTCACCGTTCCCTCATGCACTACACCCTTCACCGCCCCTTCAGGGCTATATGTTTTAACTAGTTTATCCAATGAACGTTTAGAAAACGCTAATTGTGGATCTCTAGGTTGTAGGAAAACATATTCTTTATTGCAATTAACAGTGGAATTTTTCCAAGCTAATTGTTCCTCGAGTAAGCTTTTCATTGCCTTTGTAATTGGCACTCTAAACTCTTTTTGCGTTTTCATTGCACCACGCATACCAATTAAACCAGCTGGATAAGTTATTTCTAAGTTATCTAAATCAACATATTCCCACTTTAAATTGACAACATTGATTGGTCTAACTCCGGTGAGGATCATATATCTAACTGCATTTTTTTGATGCACAGAGGTGCTTGAAGCAACGTTCATCCATAAGGTGGCAATGGACTCAATATCAGTATATCGTTTCGTTGGCATGGGTTTCTGCACCCGTGACGACACATAATCATCAGGAATGCTCGACGCAATATTTCTTCCATTAGAATAAATGGGGGATGCATATTTCCAAAATCGGCGCATCTCAGCAAATAACTCTAATGCATGATTATTTGATTTTGTTTGTATCCAATTATCCAATATTTCTATTAATCGTGAGTATTTCACATCACTAAAAACTTCACGCGATCCGAACGTCAGCTTCAGTTGTTTTACTCTGCAACGATAAGTATAAAAACTATTTTCACTTAACTTTGAGCGTTCGACTTTCCCTGCTAAATCTTTTTCATAAAGATCTAATAGTTGATGAACAGATTCAGCTCTTAGCCCTTCTTCAGCTAATGCTTTCGCTTTCTCTCTTGCTATCGGTAATGATAGTTCTGGCCATTCCCCTAATTTCTGGCCTTTTATATCCATGTGTTTAGGATATTCCGCGTATATGGTAACCTTACCCGCCTTACTAAAATCAATACGCAAGTAGTGCTCTTTTTCATATTTAGAGCGACGTGGTTTATTGATATGCTTTAAAATGGTTTTGACAGCAGTAACACAGATTCTTATGTGTGTACTTGTGTAAGGTGGCTTACATGACTCCCAACGACTAAGAGCGTCTGTATATTCATCATTATCTGGTGTTTTTTGCTTTTGTGTTGCTATATTTGACATTGAAATACTCCGGTATTTCAACACATTAAATTTAAAGCTCACACATTAGGTATTTTAAGAGCAGTAAAAACAGTATGTGTTGCGGTTTTGTGTTACGAATTAGAGTTATTCAATGTAAATCATACTGTATAAAAACACAAGTAACAGACGATAGTAACTAATAGGTGCAAGATATAAGTTACTGATTATTAACTTAATTAAATGTAAATTATTGATATGTCTTTATTAATTACAAAACGCTGTATTAACTGCGATATGTGCGAACCCGAATGTCCTAACGATGCCATTTCAATGGGGAATGATATTTATGAAATCAATCCTGATCTTTGCACTGAATGTGTAGGACATTATGATAAACCGACTTGTCAGTCGGTATGCCCTATCACGAATACAATTATCATCGATCCTGCTCATACTGAATCGCAAGATGAATTATGGGAAAAGTTTGTACTGATCCACCACGCTGACAAAATCTAA